AGTTTTAAATCGTCTTGTAGTAAAAGCGGAAGTGTTGGTGAGTTTGGTTGTTTTACCTTTAACCATTCAATCGAAGCCTTGATAGGTAATATTTCGTGATAAGGAGAAGCAAAGCCTGGGGTCTTAGTGGTGTCAGATGTCGCAAAATCAACTGAATCTCTATCGAAGTAAACCTTTAAACCACCCGTAGAGGCGTAATTTGAGGCCGGGAATAGTTCAATAGTTCCATTAACTAGACGATAATACATTAAAGAACCATCTGTCTTAGCGAATTCATCAACAGCAATTCCATTTAAAAGTTCCTTTGTAATGGGGGTTAAAACGCTCCATAATCCAGTAGAATCCTTAGCTTCAATTCTTTGAACTGTTAAAGCATCGCTTGGTAGAGCGTAGGAAGCTGTCCCTGATACTAAATCAGTAGTGGCACTAGGTATGTCGGTGTAATTACCGTCATCATACTGCCAGTTTCCATTAGACATAAAAATCGTATGCCATACACGATGGTTGATACGATTAATAGTAGCGGTCATTTCTTTTAAACGAGAAGAATCGCCCGAAATGTATGTTTGACCCAAATCTGTCAGTCTTTCGATGGTTTGTATTATTCCACTTAAATTGGTGGTGTCTGAAAATGTCATATTATTTTAAAGCTAAATATTGTTTAACTATTTTAATTGCGTTGTTATTTTTTAAAATATATTCTCTTAATCTCTTGCCATTTTCTTGTGAGTATTTACTAAATTCATTTTTTAAATCTTCTACTGTAAACATTTTGCGGTATCTTCTACCTGAACAGTTATTCTTTCTAAACTCTAGTAGACTTTCAGGTGTAGCAATTCCATCAGCTCCGTTATAATCAAATATGATTACATTTCTTTCACAAGCCATCGCTTCGTATGCTGTTCTTCCAAGTCCTATAACTAAATCCGCTTCATTAATCTTATCTACTATATTTGACACTCTATTTTGTCCACCTATAATTTCAAGTTCTATTCCTAATTCTTTACAAGTCTGTATTACAACATTCTTTGCGTATCCTTGATAATTAGATGAGAATAAAACCTTTTTTATCGTGTCATTTATTGGTCTAGTTGACTTGAACTTATCGCAGTCAATCGGATTTCTTATAATGACACTTTCAAATCCTTTACTTTTTAGATTATCCTGGACTTCTTCACTAACTGATACATAAATATCTGCTCCTTTTACTGGTTGTTCTAAGTCTGGAATAATACCGTGTGAAGTAAATATTTTCTTACAATTTAGTCCTGATAGAGCATTCAGGCAGGAGTTGTGATTTATAATTGCTAAGTCCGGATTTTCTATTATCTTACCTATCAGTAAGTCCTTCCCAGAAGCCACACAAGTACCAACCTGATGTCCTAATTCTTCTAATGCCTTATCTATCGTCATTACCCAAGTTTCGCTTCCAGCAAGGTTTTCTAGGGTGTTGTTAGTTAGAAGTATCTTCATCTATATTTTCTTATTTTTCTTCTCTCTTGTTTTTTTCCTCTTTTAACATTTCTTTATACTCTTCAACTTTGTCATAAATCTGTAGTGAAGTTCCTTTATCTGTATTAACAATAATTCCCCATTCTTCAAACTCACCCTTTTCTATATTCTTCGCATTTAAAATATCAGTAATCTTTGTTTTTAGTTTAGCCATTTTATAAGCTTCTTTTGTTCGCTCTTTGTCAAGAGCAATAATCTTGATGTTAATACCATCTTTGCCATCTACTCTTTGAGTGATAGCATCTCTATCTTCTATTAGCTTTTTTAAATCTTCATCTTGAAATATTACTTCACGCATATTTTTAATTATTAAATAATGATTCGTAGGCATCTAGCCATTTAATATAGTTATTATTTATATCGTATCGGCTCAACACATAATCGTGAGCAGATTTTCCCATTTTAAGTCTTAATTCCTTATCTTGTATCAATTCTTCTATCTCTTTCTCCCAATCATCATTATTAATTATAATTTTCATATACTTCTGGTCTTCTGGGTCTTGATATGGGCTATCTCCTGTTATGAAACCCTGTGCTATACAAGGAATTTCACATAATGAGGCTTCTAGGAACTTAATATTACTCTTACAGCGGTTAAAATAGTTGTCTTTACGAGGAATTATCATTAAATCAAGCCTTGCTCTGTTTAAAATGTCAGAATATTGCCACGCTGGACACCAAGGGATTTGTTCCATCTTAATTGAATCCCAAAATTCGTACTCATCGTGAAAAACCTTAGTCACTGTGGGGTTAGCCTTGCGGTGTTTCATATCTCCTAGACCAAACATCACTATTTCAACGTCATCTCGTTCGCTTAATTTCTTTATAAGCTCTTTAACGTGTAAGTAATCATATTCTAAGGCTGCCGACCCTACGATACCTATCCTCACTTTATCTTTTTCATTCCTAAGTGGTGTTGCCCAATCATCAGGGTTAATACAATTTGGTAAAACGACAACATTCTTATTTATCTTACGATACTCATTAGCTAAAAACTCGGTGCTAGTGGTTACTAAGTCAGCCATTTCTACCATCTTATCCATCGCATTATTACGTAATTCAAGGTTATTAACCTTAGCGTCTGGCGTAAAGTTAGCTAGAGGATGATAGTCATCAAGTTTAAATGTGTCGTCATTATCTACCACTATCTTTTTACCGTCTTTTTTACAAAGCTCTGCTAAGGCCTGATACTCTTTTGTTTCCGGTCTATGAAATACTACTACATCAGCCCACCCAAGTTCTTTTTCTGTTTGTTTAGGTGTCATTCTTTCAGATTTTGAACTCATCTTAGATAATCTAAAACCATTTAGATAAGCTGGATTATAAATACGAACCTGATTACAGCCCTCATAGCCAGAGGGTATCATAAATACATTAGGGGATATATTAGACATATTTTCTATTCTTGATTGTCTTTTTTAATCTCTTCTGTGCCTGTTGGAAGAGAATTTGTTGGTCGATAGTTTCCCAACTGTCCGCCCATTGTAGTTGTTTGCGTTCTTTTGTTTTCATTTAGATTAAATGTGCCTAATGATACAGACACTTTTTTCATATTCTTTGCGTATTCGATAGGCATATTAGTATTTGTAAATTAAATTAAGTTTCTTTTCAACGTGTATATTCTTATTTTCTCTAGCTGGTATGCCAAAGAAATTATCGGGAGATACTTCTGGTGGGAGTTCCATATTATACTCAATTATTACATTGGGAAGGTTCTTAGCACGATTAACCATTTCTTTTATTTGTTCTAAGTTTGTTTTCTTCATATTGCCTTCAGACTTAATGAGTGAGAGTCTTACACCCACCCACTAAGCAATATTAAATTAATAATGTTGTATTTACATCGTTAGATGTTCTTCTTAAGCATCAGCTGTCTTTATCCAAACACCAGAAGTATCTCTGTTCTCGATTACACCGAATACTGAGTAAGCGGTACAAAGAGTAGACATATACTGAGGAATGTAATTGGATTGTAAGTCAACTACGGTGTGAGCGTGTACAATAGCATCCTTATGAGCTAAACAGCTTTGTGCTGAACCATTAGTAGCACCAATTCTTTCACTTACAATAACCGGAATACCATATAAATAGCCAAGATGACCAGTCATAATAGGATTAGCAGTTGGGGTGTAAGAGTTAGAACTAAATTTGTCTAAAGCCATTAAATCACTCCATACCTGTTTAGGGGTAAGGAAGAAAGCTCTATCAGATTGAGGAGCTGAAGCTTCATCCAAGTATTGGATAGCTCTGCGGACATTAGAGTCAGCTAAAGCAGCTGCTGAAGTACCAACAACTTGTGAGAAGTTATCAAACAAAGCGATGATAGCATCTTCGTAAGCACCTGCTACTGTGTAAGCCGCATTCTGCATCAAAGTATTGATGTAGTTGTAGCTCTTTTGAATCTGAGGTTTATCTACAGCTTCAATTGCGAAAGAACATTCGTAGATAGTGTCAACTGTTAAAGTAATAACACCATCAGTGTTAGCATTGATAGTAACTACTGAAGCGTCTGCCTTTGCGTGAGCAGTCATTTGAGTAATATTAGGAATGTAAACACTTCTTGCTCCGCCTTCTAATTCACTAGATAAATCTGTGAAAAAGTTGGCACATACTAACTTCTCCCTATAGAAGTTATTCATTTTTGTTTTTGTCCAGACTAATGGCAATACGTTTGCTAAGGTTGTATTGGTCATTGTCGAAGTCAGTTTTGTTACTTGTTCTTAGTGTGTGTTAATTCGTGGCAATGTCTACATAGTACTACACCATTATCTACATTATATCTTAATTTTATATATTCATAAAAAGATTTTATGTGATGACAATGTAGCTCTACTCCCCTTATTCCACAACATTGGCAAGTGTAATTATCTCTTTCAAGAACATTAATTCGCCATTGGCGATATTCTTGACGACCCATTAAAATCTTCCTTTCCCTTGTTGTTTTTCCACCTTTCCAATGATAAGCATTTTCTCCTATGTGTAGATGATTGTTCTCAATATTTCTCAAGGAAAGCTTCATTTTATCTATAGAAGACTTAGAATGTTTTGTTCCTTTTATCATTGTGTTTATAACATTTTTCTAAGAACAGAGATAGGCATTTCTGCTATCTTCCGTAATTTTATTTATATTTACGGCTCGGACTATTACATACGTGATTTCATTAACCACGTTCTCTTCGTTTAGTCTCTGTAGGCGACTTTCGTCTTCCTAGGCGTTGCCCTGTCGGGTTTTCACCGTATATTAGATGAGATTTTAATTCCCCAATTAAAGTCTAGGGAATGCACCTGTTGCGATAAAATTATTTTGTCAAATCACTAACCATTTAGAGCCTTTTCAAATAAGGCTTTATGCTCTGAGTTGTCCATCTTTTCGATTGGTTTATTTGTTTTAATTCCTGAGTGGCTAGACGCACCTAAGGAAGCCCTTTCAGACCTCTCTGCGTCTTTACGTTCCTTTACTTTAAAAGTAAAGTATTCATCTTTAACTGCCTCTCCGATTGGAACTCCTTTAACCTTTGAAAGATTTAAGGCTAAATCAACTTCTTCAATGGTATGCCCTTGAGCAATAAGCAGGGCTTCATCACGGGTAAATGACTGAGTTTCGTTAGGTTTATTAAGTGGCTTACTTTTAGCTTCTTTAGCTAGTGCCTCAGCCTTTTTGGCACGTTCGAATAGTTCCTTATTCTTTTTTTGTAAGGATTCATAATCCTCAAGAGTAGGAGTATCGGATTCAACATTAGTTGATTCCACTTCTTCAACATTTTGAGAGTCGTTGTTCTCGGTGGATTCTACCAGGGTAGTTTCCAATTCATTTTCTTCCATAGTGTTTATAGCTCTTTATGGCGAGCATTATTGATAAGTTAAAGCTTCTTATCTAAGCAATGCGGAGGTGGGAGAATCGAACTCCCAATACCTTTCCTCCTATATATATGTTTTTGGTTTTATCTTTTCTTCGGTAGACATCTTTGAGCCTAGTTTCTCTATCTTTCTTACAAACTTAATTATCTTTTCACTTGCTAACTGGGAGGCTCTTAACTCTAAAGCAATAAGCTCAATAGACTTACCATCTGTTTTAATCTTTAAAGGTTTATCTACTATCTCATCTATTAAAACCTTTTTAAGCTCTTGCCAATCTTCCGACATTAGTAAATTTTGTATAGCTGATTGTGTCATATTATTTGATTGTTAGGAAATTGGTGTTGCCTGGGCTAATAAAGCGTCTGGTTTCTTTTGCTCTGGGACTGTGCCTGTCTGTTGTTGTAGCTCTTGAACTTGAGCTGGTGTTAGCTTCCACCACGAAATTCCGTTATCCTCTAGATACTGCTTAAAGGCAGGAATGTTATTAAGAGATGGGTTAGCAGATATTAAGGCAAGGGCGTTGTAGTAAGCGTCATTCTTAGCTGACTTATCTACACTATCATCAGTAGGCATCATCTTAAATCCCCACTTAAAGTTAAAGTAGTTTTTAGGCACTTCTATCTTGCGTCCAGTACCCTTAATCTCATCTTGAATCTTAGTTATAATAGACGTGCTAACTTCTGGTGTTATTACAGTTCCTTGTAATAAAGTTTCTAATTCCATTAGCTTTTTAAGTGTCTTGTCATATTCTTCAATATCAGCCTCATCTTCAGCCATTTCAACTATATCTCCCTTATTCCAACCTTTCACAACTGTTGGGAATATGTATTCCATTAAGATGTGGGCAATCTTTTCAAAAATGTTCTGTCTATAATTCTTAAAAGCGGTGACTGCTCCTGCGTTTACTACTGCGATACCTCTAAAGGTGGTATTTGATGGGCTTGCCTCTCCTTGTATGATTTCAGGTGTTAAACAAATCTTATCTGCTTGTGCTTCTATTAACTGAACTTCGCTAATAAATTGTTGTAATCCTGTGTTAGTAATACCAATCTGTTCTAGTGTTGAATCTGGTATAATCTGACCATTAACTGCTTGTTCTAAGACGTTGCCAACCATATCAGCACTTTCAGATTTAAGAAGTAATAACGAGGCAATCTCGGTGGCCTGTGCGTTCTGATTAACTAACTGATTCATTCTCTCTTGTAGCTTGAATAATCGCTCTACAACGCCTATACGCATCCAACGACCACGATAACGCCCTAAATGGAAGTCCTCATAAGGATTATCTTCTTCGGTTATAGTTTCTTCCCATAACAAGATGGCGTCTGAGCCTTCTCCGTGAACAATACAGTGAACATAGTCTTTGTTATATTTAGAATCCTTATCGTAGTAATAACCAGTAAACTCTCTTATCTCAATATCTCCTTTATTGTCTTGTTCTTTTTCAAATACTAAATCAATAGCATCATCATCCCAAGCTTCTTTCTTATCTAATAACTCTTTACGATTAAGAAAGTGCTTCTCAACAACACCGTCAGCATCTTTAATATTCTCTACTGACTGATTAAAATAAAGATTATCAATATTTACCTCTTTCACTTTAGTCTTACCATTCTGCTGGTGGCGTTTCCATACTATTGAACCATATGTGGCAATACCCTCCCCTAAATCGTTTAGAGTCTGATAGAAAGCATTATCTTTAAACCACCCTGTTACCTTTTTACGAAGAATCCAGGCCTGTAAGAAATTTAATTGACCTAACCCATAAGGATAGAAATCTTTAGTATCAGGTGAGATTAACTTAGAGAAGTGAGTAATGCGGCTATTTGATATATTCCAAAAGATAGCATCATCATCCATCTGTAAGTATCGATTGTTAATGTAATGATTGATACGTCTAATAGTAGCTCGTTGATTAAAAAGAATCGGTCTAGTGTCCTTTCCTTCGCTTGATAATGTAATGTCCTCCGTTTCGCAGTTGTCAATAATCGCTAAGATTATCTCTCCTACTTTAGGATATTTAATTTTCATATTTATTTAAAAAGTTTCTTATTTTGTAATGTTTCAAAAATGTTAGGTGCTTTAGGGCGATAACTATCCATTCCATATCTGACGGCATCTAGTGCGTGGTCAAACCCCGGTTCAGGGACATTAATTATCTTTCCGTTCTTATCTGTTTGCCACAAGTAGTTGCGATATTCTCTGATGATATTTAGAGAGCGTTTAGTTATTGATATACGTTGGTCTTGTACGTACTGGATACCTTGATTAACTGAGTCCTTACCCTTAACACAAGGCTGTATCATCACTCCATAACTGTGTATCTCGTCTATGCTCTTAGGTTCAGCAGAGTCAGCTATGTTTAATGTCTTAGGTAGGTTATTTATTATGTCAGCTATCTGTTTATTACTTAGTCCTTTCTGATAGGTAATCTCATCAAGAATAAATCCTCCGTTATACTTATAGATGTCTACAATAGCGGTAGGGTCGTTAGAATATCCAAAGTCTATTCCTCTACGCTCTAGGCGTGCTTCGTGAGGTATCTCGTTAATTATATTCCAGTCTTTATAAATTTTGCCTTCTACTTCTCCGAGTTCTCCAAGTCCATAAACTTTCCACCAACCCTTATTAGCTTTACGAGCTTCTATTGAACTTATAATCTCTGGGCTTAATGCTTCGTTATCCTTATAGGTAAGGGTAATAAAATCTAAGTCTTCTCTTTTATTTAAAATGTCTGTATAAAAATAAAATTCATTAGTAGGATTCCAATCAAGAAATACAAGTTCTTTTGTTCTAACTTCTAATTGGTCAAAGGCATCAAGTGTGGTGTTGTTTGCTTCATTTATAAATAACCTATCACGTCTTGAACCTCTTAACTTATCTCCATTATCAGTAGAAAAGAACTCTATCTTGCTTCCAGTTTCAAATGTATAAATCGAATCAGTTATGTTCCAGTTCTTATCACTCCAATAATGATGACCCTGTAGTATGTTTTTAAAATCTCTAATTGCTCCACGTTTTAAATGCGGTATTGATTCTGATACTACCGATGTGAGCGTTGGTGTTTTATCACTCTGTGCTCTTGCTATTAAATAAAGTAGTATTGAAATTGTTTTAGACGCAGAAGTCCCACCAGCAACAGCCCTAATCTTCTTGGTTAGTGATAGTATCTTCCGAGTTGCTGTTGTTTCTGAGAATGTCATTTGATAATGAAACTATTGGTTGAGGCAATGCCTTACCGTCTGATTTAATATCTAAATTCTTGCTTAACTCTGCTACATAATTAAGAAACATATCAACTGCTTTCATATCTCCACCCTCTGCTTTTTCTCTAAGTTTCTCAAGAACTTCTGGTAATGATTTCTTAACTAATGTTACAGCAACTTTAACTATCTTCTTTTGATTATCTTCTCTTGAGGAATGATTATAATAAGTAGCATCTGATATACCGTGTAATTTACAAAACTCCTCCACTGTTTCTTTACGTAGAGTCTTTGGTGTTGCTTCTCTTATTATCATTTCATCTACCCAGTCTACCATAGTTATTATTTAACTTCCTTAACATCTTCTTTATCTTCTAACACATCTTTAACTTCCATTTCCTTTAAAGCTCTAGCTGCGCCTTCTAACCTATACAATTCAATAGTAATCTGTTCACGTTTTAAAGCTAGTTCGTTGTATTCTTTTTGTATTGATTCTATTGTCATATTATTTAAAGTTATCTTTTATCACTTGGTTAATACCTTGAGCTAAAAATTCAACTTCCATTTCAGTTAATTGATTATTTAGACAATGTAAAATTTCGTGTATCAGGGTTGCGAACTTTTGGCTATCATTCTGATTGTTGTCTATCTTAATAGTGCTTGTAGTAAAATCAGTAATTCCCATTAGTTCGTCTAGTTCACAATAAATAACCTTATAAGTAATTCCTCCAATTTTTAGTTTGGTTATCTTCTTCATAATATATATAATTTCGCACCCTCTTAAGTTAGCTAAACTACCCAGACCTAATTCCGTAGCGTGCTATTGTAGATATCTGTCAAGCAACTTCCTTGCTTCGGCAGTCCTAAGGTGCGAGATAATAGATACTATTGGATACTAAGCGCACTTTAACTCCTTGAAATACTGGTAAGTATTCTAAAGCCTGCGCTATATAATCATATAGATATTACCTCCTGCTAGCCACTACCTTTCGGTAGCCTCCTGCCCCTAAGTGCTGGTTGCTAGTGTAATAACAGATGTCTTTCGGCACCTGCAGGAGTTCCACTAACCATCAGCACTCAAGTTTTATTCGGCTTCATTACGGTAATCTAATTGGTTGATATACTAATTCAAGTCGGGGTCGACAGTGCGCCGGTCGTTGCCCCAATTTTATATTAGTATACCAACTGGAAGATATGTTTTTTCTAGTTGCCATACCTTAAACGCAACCTCTATACTGCTTGTATTTTTTTGCTAATCTTCTAACAATTGGGGACTACAACGGTTTATAGACATATTTTACTCGCAACCGCTAACTATTAGCGAGATGTTTGGTAGTCCCTCCCCAGAGATTTAAGTTTTCATTCTGCCTAATCTCTAACCTTTTTTGGCAATTTAGGGGCTATATTGGTATATATCCAATTGTTAACAGACTAGCTATAACAACCAAAAGACCAGTCTCTTGATATGATTTCTGGAGCTGGTTAGAAAAGGATTTGGGTATTTTCTTTCATTTCGGTCATAAAGTGTAATTAAACTCTTTTAACCTCGTATACTAATAATATCACACTTTTCAGTCTCTGTCAAATTAAAAAGTTATACTATTGACATTTAAAATTAGGTGTGCTAAAATTCTAATATAATTAGTTAACTAATAAATATGAAAACAGAAAAACAAAAAGCGAGTCATAAAAAGTGGATATTAAATAACAAAGATAAAATTAAGGAATATCAGAAAAAGTATATATTAGAAAACAAAGATAGAGTAGCCGAGTATAGAAGAGTATACCAAAATCAATATAACAAAGACAATAGCGAAACTTATAATGCTTATAGAAGAAATCATTATAAAACAGACCCAGAATTTAGAAGAAAACAGGCAGTACGCCATTTAACGCAGTCACGGTTCTATAATAGGAAAATAGATTTATCTAAAAAAGTTTGCCAAGTTCCTAATTGCGAAGAACACGGATTAATCCATCATTGGGATTATAACGAGCCTATGGATATAAGTTTTATTTGTAAAAAACACCATTTAGAAATCCATTCAGGAAATATACCAGAGGGAATTATAAGACATTTCTAAAAACACTTGACTTCTATTTTTAGATATGCTAAAGTGAAGACAAGGTTAATTAAGACCTGTTAATAAATATATATGAAAATAGACTGGTTCAATGTTATCGTCAATAGCGTAGTGATAGTTTCGTTCGTAGCAATTTTATACAAAGCTTTTAATATTTATTTATATTAATATGAAACACTACAAATTTTTAAACTTAGAGGGGAAAAAAATTAAATCAAACAATGGTAATTGTTCGTGGAAATTAAACGAATGGAAACACGAAGATAATATAAATATATGTAAAAGAGGTTTTCATTGCTCCAACAATATTTTAGACGCTTTTTCTTACGTTCAAGGTTCTATTTTAGCAGAAGTAGAAGTTAAAGGAAAAAGTATTAAAAACAAAGATAAATCAGTCCACGAGGAAATGAGATTAGTTAAGATATGGAACTGGACTAAAAATGATTCAGTCGCTCTTTCTATTATCTCTGCCGAATTATGTATTAATAACTTTGAAAAATTATACCCTAATGATAAAAGACCACGAGAAGCTATTAAAGCTACTAAAAAATGGTTAAAAAATCCAACAAAAAAAAATGAGTCTGCTGCTTGGTCTGCTGGGTCTGCTGCTTGGGCTGCTGGGTCTGCTGCTAGGGCTGCTGCTGAGTCTGCTGCTAGGGCTGC